GCACGTTGGTAACACCACGGGTCTGTACCCAGCCGTAATAAGCAGCTGGGATAGCAGCTACCGCAACACCGACTGGAAAACCAGAAGCGGATGCTGGGTTTACGATAACGCCGTTATACGGGTTAGCGACAAGGTCGAGCTTAGACGTCGTATCAAGAGCCACAATGATAGGGTCTGTGATATTGAACGTCAGGACTGCGGACGTTACTGCCGGATGAGTACCGATCTGGTACTGGTACCCTACACCCGTTCCCGTAGTAACCATAGCGTATCCGCCGGTAAGCTGATTCGCCGTTACTGTCACGGTTGAAGTCGTGGTGATAGACGTAGCGCCGATAGCTGCTGCTGCGATGGCGAGGTTTTCCCAGCCAGTCGTTTCTGCAGCAGTCTGCTGGAGCTTACCCGGAACAAGTGCCGTTCCGCCTGCGATGCAGTAGCGGAAGTAGCGGCCATCGCCTGTCGTGGCGAGGTTTCCGAGCGTTGCCGTCTCACCAAAGACACCACCCGTGTTCACGGTACCTGCGACAGTGATGTCGTAGAGGTCCTGTGGGTTGATGAGTGTGTCTGAAGACAATGAAGACATAGATTAAATATTAGCTGATAAACATTAACGATACGCCCGATACTGTGTCGTAGAGGCGCCTGCGCTCCAAGTGAATGTCGTACCCGTACCGTTGAATACCTTCATAGTTATGTAGCCTGGGGTCGAAGAAGCGGATGCTCCGAGGATTGAAAGGCCGCTATAAGTAGTAGAGGTAGTGGTCGCAAAATTCACGGACACATTATCGTTCGTGGTAACACCGGTGAGCGCGGTATTCCCGCCTGTGGTGCTTCCCTGACAATCAACCGTAACCGTTGAAGATGCAGTGATTGTCGTAGCGGACGCCTGAATGTAGCAGGTACCGAAATTGAAGCCGTTCAGCTGCGTTCCCACAGAACTAAACAGTGCTCCTGCAGTTGCAGTAACGAGACCGCCGAGCGTTTCAGGAAGATTCGTGTTGAATCCGCCATTATAACGGATGTACGGATCGTAATTCTCTGCAAGCATACCGCCTGCTGCACCGAACTTTACCGTAGAAGGCATGAATAGCTTCACACCCAGCACGATGATAAGGACGAGTGCCGCAACACCAGAGTATTTAAGGATATTAGCCATAGATAATAGTTAGGCCAATAAGATTAAACGCTTGTGATGCCGGTGAGGACACCGTGACGGCGAGGGTTCGCAGATACGAGGTTTCCTCCGACGACTATGAACGAGTTCCATGCAAGCGCGTTAGTCGCATGAATGAAGCCGGTCCAGAAGAAGCCGAAGTTTTCGTCCGGTGAGTACTGAGAGCCAAGGAAGAGCTTCGAGCCTACCTTTACCTTCTCGCCTGAATATCCTCCCTTATCAAAACTGTCGAGCATGCCGAGAGTGTAGAAGTTGAGGAAGTTCATGTTGAGGAAGTACAGATTGCCTGACGTTGCCTTACGATCCGGAACAATCGGGAGATTCGCAAACATGAGCGCATCGTACCCGGTGTATCCCTTGAAGTTCGGAGCAACATTTACGCCCTTCATCACGCGCTCCTGCGGCTGTAGGAGCTGCTCGTAGAGCGCCCATACTTCGTACGGAGTGAATGACTCAGTCGGCTTCACGCCACCATCAGCGATAGCGTTGTAGAGGGTACGCATCTTGAAGAGAGAAAGCGTACCGCTCGAAGCCGTTACCGTAGACTGAAGGGTCGTATAAGTCGAACGGGAGAGGCCGCCGATAGAACCAGTAGCGCTCACGATGTTACCGAGACCGAGGAAGTCGGTTGCGGAAGACTGCGAAGCGTAGAACTGGGTACCGATTGAGTCGGCCAAATCCTGAGCACGGGAAATCATTTCCACCTCCGTGAGGTCAAGAACCTTGCGGAGCGTGTTGTTCGCTGCCACGTCCGTAGTCGCAAGTGCAACGTTGCTCGCATTGAAAGCAGGGTTGTACTTCATGAGCACACGGGTCGTGGTGAGCGAAGACGGAAGTGTCTGAAAGCCGATGAAGGACTGAGTCGCGGTGCCTTTCTGATACTTAACCAAACGTTGTTACTACCTTTTCAGGTGGGGGAAACTCTTCCGAGAGAAAGTTCGTTATTCTTTCTGGCCTCCCCTCACGACATTCCTGCCGTGTTCAGACTGTTACATCTCCTTTCGGAGCCGATTCGTTCAGTCGTTGTAGCCGCACGATATTATAGGGATGAAGTGGTGAATATCTTTTTCTCTGCTTTTAAAGCATTAAGTATTCTTTCGCGCCGCTCAAACTCCTCTGGCGGTAACGCACGATTCGTACGTGTAAAGCCTTCAAAGAACTCGAGAGCGAGAATAGCCTGTGGTTTTTTATACTTCAGATAAGGAGTTATACGTTTGAGGATCTCATATGCACTCTTATTAGAGGCTATCCAAAAATAAGAACCGTCTCGTTTAACTTTGTGAATGTGTCCACCGTAACAACCCTTTACCCAGTCCATTACTGCGCCATCTTTCTGGCCAATAGCCATTTGTAAGAAGTATTCAGTGTACTTGCCCTTACGAAGTCTTTTAAGAAGTCCTATATAACCTTCTCCATCGAAGAAACCAGCCATATAAGCATTATCTATGTCCATGCCTATATACTATTCTTCCCTATTATATCTGTCAATGTGCTTGCTAGGCGTTGTCCACTCAATTAAGGTTGGGATTTTCGCCGTATATTAGATTCGGTTTTACTTCCCCATTAAGTCAGCCAAAAGACTGAAAAACTTAGTAGTTTAGGGAAATCCTGAGTAGCAGCACGGAACTTCTTCGTATCCTTGGTCATGAGACGGGTCGTAAGCTCGTTTGAGCGAAGTACCGTATCCACAACGTTTGGGACGATGTCCTCCATGGTCAGCACATCAACTTCTGTTGAGAATGCCATAGATGAGTAATGTTATTTGTAAGTTATTTAACTTTGTTCCACCAGCGCCTATCCTGTCCTGGCTGCCAGTCGGCATCCGAAGAACCTGATGATGCGCCTTCGGAACGTGCTCCCTGGAGGGAAGCCACTTGGTTTCGTTCGGTGCGTTTCGCTTGGACGACGGGCGTATGTTTAACCTTGTAGATTTCATACGCCTTATCGAGCGGGAGAAGGTAATCGCCGATGAGTTTACCGTCTTTATCCTTAGGTGAGTATTCCTCGACGATATCAAGTAGTGCTACCTGTTCATCATCTGAAAATTCCTTCCCTTCAAGGACTGACAACTCCTCAAATGCGCGGTCAAAAGACTCTACGCGCGCGCTGATTACCTTTTCCTGCTCTTCGCCCATCTTGCTGAAGCGCTCGAACGCCCGTTCAGCTGCTTTTTCCTCGATGGAAGCGAGACGTGCGAGTTCGTTCTGATACAGCTTTTCCGTCAGTTCACCTTCTCCGAAGGTCTCTACATAGAATCTATGCAAATCTTCGTCGGTAGCGATCTGAGCTGCTGGTTCAGGACTGTTCGCTCGTTCTGCCTCAAACTGCCGCAGAGCCTTTTCAGCCTCTATGGCCCTTTGATGCATGGTGAGGAAGCGCGACTTTGGAACTTTTTCCTCTTCAGTTTCAGCAACTGCTTCTTCTGGTTCGGTCTCGACGGGCGTTTCGGGGACGGACTCCGAGGGTGCCTCCTCTTCTACTTCGTCTGCAGGCTGTTCGCCTACGGGTCTATCAAGTTGTTCTGCGGTCAATTTGTCACTTGCTCGTTCAAACCCTTGCGGGGTTATAATCATTTTTTCCATGTGTGGTACGGGGGCTTTCTGCTAGGTAGACCCGAGAGAACCTTGGTTAGCTGATACGAGGTGGTTTTGGGGTGGGATGACCGCCTTAGCGAACCCAGACTAGTTATGCTGCCGGAGCTTCCGTCTCAGGAGCTGCTTCAGGGGCTGCCTCTTCGACGGGTGCCTCAGGAGTGGCCTCTACCACCAGAGTCTCATCCGATACGGTCTCACTCTCTGTGACGGGTACTGATACTTCTTCGTTTTCCATGTCAGTGCTTGTTACTAGTAAGTTTGCGGGCGAGCGTATGTTTTCGTTCCATTGCCCGTCCTTTTACTGTCTCTTTGTTACCTTTCATGGCGCCGATTTTGTTCATCGTGCCGTATATAGCGTGGGGATTATCGCCATATTCTTTTTCCAGCTTTTCTTCGAGGAATTTGGGCATACTATTGGTACTGCTTAGGAAGCTGGCTGCGCTGGGAAATTCCAGGGACGCCATACACCTGCTGCTTGGGGAGTGTAGATTTGCCTAGCGCTTTCTGTTGTGCAGGAGTGCGGATACTCTGAGCAGTCTTATAAGCAGCGGACTGCGGATTCTGCATGTTATCTACGTATGATACGCCGCTTATCTTATTGGCGAAATCACGCAGTCGGCTCATGAGAGTAGGAGAGGCCATATTATTTCATCTTCTTAGCCAGTTCGTGCTTGCGTCCTTTTGCAGCCATCTTTTCCATCTTTTCTTTGCCATACTTTTTCATACCTGCTGCTGCGGCAATGGCTGCAGGATTCTCTGCACCACTTTCTCGTGCTGATTCTTTTACCTCTTCAAATCGTTTTCCACTTCCTAGTTTGGCTTTCATATATTCGTATGATAATTATTCGCGTGCGAATACGGTAGTGGTACTAGACTGGAACGCTTTGAAGGAGTTGCCTACTCTGGTCTTGCACGGCCTCTGGTGAAGTCGGCGGAGCTGGCTGCTGTGGTTCAGGCTGCTGGTTCACAGCAGGACCACCGACACCGATAGCGCCCTGTGCCTGTGGAGCTTCAAAATCAGGGAAGAGTATCTGCGGAGGCAATTTTCCTTGCGCTACCATCTGCCACATGAGGGTCTGTTTGGCACTTTCCATAGGGTCTGGGAAATCAAGGCGGGAATATAGTTCCGGGAGGCCGATAGCATTGGCCGTCCACAAGTCCATAGCCTCGTTTCGTTCAGTAAGCGGGTCTTTCGGTATGAGCGAACCTTCCTTCACAGTTACATTCACATCAACGGTAAAGTCTGTGTTGCGTATTGAGATAAGCTCTGCCGCCCCGTTCATGCCCATGGCCGCTATGTAGTGCGGCTCATCATAGTAGACATACATGAACTGCACTACGAAGTTGTAGATAGTATCCGCGCACTGTTCAATGTATTCGGTAATACCCCCGCCGATACGCGAGGAGTCAGACTGCTGCACCATAATCTTCCCGCGAACCGTATCCTCGTCCTGTATACCCTGCGCCGTTGAACCACTAGTGCCAAAAATGCCCTGTAGTCGCTGTTCGCTCTTCTCCTGCTGTTCAAATATATCCCGTGCAAGTGCTGGGGCGGCGTCTCGCTTCCATGCCGTATTCACGTCACCGTTTGGCACCCATACCGTACCGCCCTTGCGAAGGAAGGTAGCAGCTTCGGCAGCCTGTTCTTTGGTGAAAGAGACGCCTGATGCAAGTGCGCCATTGTTCTGGGAATCGGCGTTCTTATCTATCTGACGCAAACGCTTGTTATGCAAATCCTGCATAGGAATATTCTGTATGACGAGCGAGGTATCATCATGCGGGTGTTCGTCCGTAGAGAATACGGAAAGCCCGACGTACGGAAACATAGGCTGTGCTGAACCGAACTTATGGTTCTTTCCTTCGATTTGGACTGTAATCGGTTCCTGCGTATCCGGGTCTATGCGAATCATCTCGCCATCATAGTTCCAGTTCGGATTCTTGAAAGTTCCCAGACATTCTTCTCCGAGGAAATAGAATATATCCGTGCCTTTGTACCACCACTCTTCGAGGTTGAGCTTACGAGTCATGTTTCCATTCGCTTGAGCCTTTATCTTCT